AGCTGCCCACATCTCATAATCAACAGATCCAGGTGATAAGAATACTAAAGCATATTCTTTACCTGCTTCCAAATAAATTGGTGATGGGAATGAAATTCTAGTAGGAACCGAAGCATCAAGAGATACATTAATATTTTCTGGGTTTAATGATATCTGTGCAAAATCTTGGACAAGGATATTTGTTGGTGTTCCCAACTCCATAGTCCTTAATTCTATAAAAAGTTTCTTATCTGTTGATTTGCTACCAAAATAAACATCAAAAGAACTTAAGAATGCTCCAGTTTCATCAACAGTAAATGACTGTGCTAGAGGATCCCTATAAGGTGCTTCTATTCTTTCTGTTGAAGATTCTACATTAGTAGTAACAGTACTTGAAATCTCATTTGGTTTATGAGCAGGCTTAGGTGGATTTCTAACTCCAACAGTACTTGTCTCTTGTACTATAACTGTTCCTGTTGCTGTATAAGTACCAGAAGCATCACTAGCAAATTTTGTACTTCCTGGTGGAACATATTCACCAGTAGTATTTGCCGTTAATCTAAAGGTTTTAGTTCCAGCAATGAATAAATTAGCTGGCATTGGAGATTGTTGAGCATTTCTAAAGAAGAACGATCCCAATAAATCACCATACTTATCAGCGTATAGATCTATACTAGTAACTGTTGCTTCAGCACCACTTGTTTCACCAATAAGATTTGCTCCGACAACAACATATCCATAATAATTTTCATCATTTGCCAAAGTTTCAATATCACAATTGAATATAGTAGAAGTTGGAGAATATGTTTCTGATGGTGCTGGTCTTGATTTATCAAATGGATCAGACTGATAAGATTCAATTGTTATTGCTGGATATGATATCATAGCAATAACATCTGGCGTATTTTTACCAAACTTATGATTAGGTGCTGCTGCCTTAACTACACCTATGATTTTTGTTCCATTATAAACAATTACATTCTCACCAACAGTAAATCCTTGAGACCCACTACCCATTTGAATTTGAGTTAATTTGGGGAATATATCAGGAGTACCTGTATTAAGTTTGTGAATATGTCTGGTAAATGCCTTTAATCCATTAGCACTAAATCCTACGTTCCTAGAACGCATAAATTTGTCTGCTGTTCCAGTAACCTTAACACTTTCAACATAATCAAATTCTCTAAGTCCATCAATAGTATGAGAAAATTCAGTTTCTACTGTTTTTGTAGTAGTTGTTGTAGTTGTTGTAGTAATATCACGATGATTACCATCAAAGTCATCTTGATCTGTTTCAATCTCAGTTTCAGTTATATCTGTCTCTGTTCCAATATCAGTAACATCAGAAATAATATTTGCATGTTCTACCCATTCAGCACCACTAGATTCTGTTCTATAACCATCAAAATAAATTGTTCTTACCCAATTATCCGATGGTGGATCTAATTGAATAGCACCAACAAAAACAGTAACATCAAATGGATTAACATTTACAACATTAGATGCTTGTGGTTGATCTAACCACGTAACTTCGTCATACTTAAGTGTTATTAGATCACCAGTTTTTTGACAATTTGGATCCAATAATCCAAGATTAGATGACATATCTGCTGTTGTTTTATCAATAGCAGGATTTAAAGCAAGTTCTGCTCTCAATGACCAAAAATCAACAGCACTAATTAATTCCTTATTTACAACATCAACATCACATCTAGAACCAGAATCTCTATTAAAATCAATAAAATCTCTATTTTTAAAATCATTAACAACAAAACCAGTTTTAAATCTATTAGCTCCAGTAGAATCCGTTACCTGAAGTGATTTTGTATCTAATTCAAGAGCAGTAAGAGAAGTCATTACTTCTAAGTTAGTAACTCTCTTTTCAATTTTACCAATATCCCTCATGGTAAATCTTCTATTATCATACATTCTTATTTTTGGTCCTTTTCTAGGATCATACAAATAAGGTGGGAATGTTATTTCAGCAACCTCCATTGTATCACCAACTTCAGTAGGTGGTGCTGGTCTATCATCTGATACACCTTTAATCAACTTAACCTGTTCAAATTTGTTAATTACTAACTTATCAATTCTAGGCAAGTAATAACTATAACCAACTATAGTACTTTCATTTGGTGCTACAACATAATTTGTTAGTGTTTCAAATTTTCTATTAGCAAATACAAATGGTGATTTAACAGCAGTAGTAGAATTTGCTGGATCAAAAGCAACAACTTTAGGTCTGAAATCTAAAGTATCAGTTGCTCTATTTCTACCTACAGTAGGAATATCACTTGTATAACGATCCTTATTATATGAATTTACTGTAAAGAAATCTCCAGTTGAAATTGTAGATGTTTTATAGTAATCAAATATAATCAATAATTTATTAGATGGTATAGAAGAACTCTTCTTTCTTACTATTCTAGAATAATCATAATATTGCTTTCTCTGCCCTTTATCTAAAGTATAATTATTTGTCCTATCAGTGTAGTTACCATCTCCTTTAGATTGGATATTTGCTTGAATATTTGACTCTAAAAATACTACCTTTTCTCCTTTAATGAACTGACTATCGTTTAAATAAACATATTCAACAGAATTTGAAGTTACATTAACTACCTGTCCAATTGCTCTGCTATCCTCACCTCTTAGTTTTTCACCAATTGATAAATTATCAGCTAAAGCAAGACCACTTACAAATGTTAATGAATCGAATGTTGGTTTGTTTTTATTTGTGGATTCATATACACCGATTATTTTAACAGCATCAGGAACATTTAATGATATCTCATTATCTTCAATTCTCAAACCATAAGCAGGACTCCATGTTAATCCTTTAGTTGTTGTTGTTACACCAGCAGTATTAGTTACTTCTAATTGAGAGCTTCTAATATAATCCTTTCCTTTACTTGATAATCCAAGTTTCTTTAAAGTTACATTTACTGTAGCATTACCAGTTGCTTCTTTTAATCCGCTAAATTTAACTTTAAATCCGCCATTTAAAATTTGAACTTGATCTGAACTTAAAGGTTCGATGGAACCATCACTATCATAAACAATTGAATATCTTTCTGCATCAAATGGTTCAAATATAGCAGTAGATATTCCTACAGCACTATTAGACCCAGAACCAGACATTGCCTGATCAGCAGTAATCTCAAGAGAATTACTAGTTACAGATTGAGATAAAATTTGACGAGATATTACTAAATTAGAATCTGAAAGATCAATAGTAGAAATATTTCTCTTTGGTAACTGACTGTATAATCCAGATCTACCTAAATTAACAATTTTTGGTGATTTTACTCTGAAAGTTGATGTTACTATACCAGTAGGAACATCACCCGATATAAATGTTACAGGATTTCCAGTACCATTAACACCCGTAATACTTTCAATTGATTTTAAAATTATTTCAGCTCCATCAGCACTAATTGAATCAACTCTATTATAAACAGTCTCTTCACCATTTTCTGAATTATACTCAAGGATAGCATCTGTCTTAAGTCCAACAGCACCAGTGAATCTTCTTCCAATACATGATGCTTTAGCTACTCCAGAACCATCATTTTCAACTGTTAATGCATCAGTAATCCTAAAATTAGGTAAAATTCTATCATATAAAACAGAGTCGGCACTAAAATTGACATTAATTGGTAAACCAGTAGCACTTTGGAATACTGATTTAATATCATCACTATTATATGAACGAACTTTTACTACTGAAGCATTAGATGTATCTACACCAACAGTACTATCAGATTCATTAAATATTAATTTTTCACCAGCAACAAATTGTCCTGTAGTTTGAGATACATTTATTTCACCAGCAACTGAAACATCAGCAACATATGCTATAGCACCACTACTAAGACCTTTAACTCGTGAACCTTTTGGTGCTAAAGTATTTTGTAAATATGTTAAATCTGATCCATTAGAAATTTCAAGTTTAGTGTATGTTTGAATATCAAATATATGAAGATCCCATTCAGTTCTATCATCAGTATATGGAGCATCAGAAACTGCATAATTATATACTCTTGCTTCACCAATCTTTCTACCACTAGATGCGTTTGTAGAACCCTTTCTTTGATTATAAAGCTCTATTACACTAGAATCTCCACCAATACTGACTAAAGGACTTCCTTGTGGGTTATTAACCTTTAGAATACTTCCCATTCTAAAGTCAACAGCACCTGCCTTTATATTTTTAGTATCTCTTGGTTTATCTACATCTAAAACTGTTGTGCCTGGTAATGATACATCATATCCTCTAACATATGCTTTACCTGGAGACAATACAATATTCATTAAATCATCATCTGGAGTAGCACCTAAATCGGTCTTTTCACCTTCTACATACATTCCATTAGATCCAATTTCATCGTTTAATGAATTATGAATACTTACATTGAAAGGTTCTACTGAATAGTTACCAGACTCATCATATGTTCTTTCGGCAAAATAATCTTTTATAACATTATAAACACTTTTATCCTGTAACTTTTTAATTTCACCTTTACGAATTTTAACTAATTCTACAAAATTAGTGTCATTACTATAATCTAATAATGCTTTCTTTGATAATTTTACACTAATTTTTAATCTATCAGCACCAGGAGCAGCATAGTTTGTAAATCCCTTAGCATTATCATTCAGAGAACTATCATCAGTAGCACTAACAATTTCTTCATTAATCTCAAATCCAACTCTATATGATGGCTTACTTGAAAATGGTTCTAATACTACTAAAGACTGTGGTACATCAACAAAAGTACCTCTTATAAAATATACACCACTATCAACACCAACAGAAGAACCAGTATTAGATGCTAAATCTGATGTTAATGTAAGAATAGTAGAACCTTCAGTTAATGTTGTATTACCATAAGTAATATTCTCTTGTAATATTAATATCTCATCATCTGGAAATGCCCGACTAACACCATCACTATCAGACTCTGAATACTTAACAAATATAACAATATCATCAACACCTTCAGTTGGAGGTAAAATATAATTTGATATCCTTGCTACAATTTCAGAATTTTGACCTTTTACTGTAGTTCCTTTACCATTATTATTTTTAACTAAAGCATCTAGATATACGCTAACATCTATCCCTAAATGATCAGCATTTACTTTACATGAAAAATATGTACTATCATAAGTTATAGATCCAGGAATAACCATAGATCCTTCTTTGAATATATGATTACCAAATGATTCTACCTGATTCTGTAGAATCGATTGAAGTCCTGTTAATTCTCTTGCTTGAACTGGAAATCCAGGTTTAAACAATGTCTTATAATAATTTTTTGCCTTATCAAAATCGTCATAATAAGGGCTTATATTTAAGTTAGTCTTTTGTGACATTGTTTTTTAGAATTCCAGAATGATTTTAACGTCTTCTTTTTGTCTAGGGTTTCTAGCAATTAGAGGTCGATTATCGACATACACTAAATCCCCTGATCCTTTATTTATCTCTGATTTAGATAACCCTTCATTAAAGGTGGATCCTAAGTTAATAACCTTAGTTCCATCTAAACTAGCAGTAGTAATACCAGTAAATGAATTATAAACAGATCCACTATATCCATTTTCACCAACAATATTATTTGCTGTTGAACCATTCAATTTAGTAGATTCAAAATCATAAAACCTACCTTTATTAGCAACACCAGAATAATCTGTTTGATCTTGTGCTGTACTATAATTTAAGGATCTATCTCTAAAGTACTTAATTACATGAGTATCAACATCATATGAAGCAACATATGCCTCTGCGGTTTTACCATCTTCTCTTAATTGAGTGATTTTTTCACCAACAGTCAAAGATCCACTAGGAAGATTTAATGAATCGGAATCATCCATTTTAATAGCAGGTAATCCAGAAAACTGACCTTCTGAGAAAATCTCAGTACTTTCAGATTTTGTAGGATTCTTTAAGATACCAACTTGAGCAAATTTAGTATCTACTGGAAAATCTTTAGTGGCATCATCAAATCTAGCATAGATAAGAACCTTGTCAGTTCCCAATTCAGTGTAAATATCAAATCCATGTCCTCTTGATGGAGGAATCACTGGAATTAACTTTGCCAATGTTTGTATAGATGAAGTATTGGATGTTCCTAAATCCACAACCCCATAAGAATAACCTTTACCACCAGCACTAACTACAACATTTGTAATCGAACCACTAGTAGCATCTACTCTTGCTTTAGCACCAGATCCATCACCTAATATATCACACTCTTTTCCAGTAAAGTTTCCATAACCAATACCAGCATTATCAACATAAACATGCTTTATTTGGTTACTATTAACAGTAGAATCTGCGTTTTCCCTAACTGATCTTATACTAGGATCTATAGATGTTGCCCAATTATTTGGAACTGTGATATATTCAGTAGAATCAAATTTAATAATATCAGCAGGAGAAACTGTAAATAAGTATTTCCATAGATACCCATCACCTTGACCACCTGCTTTAGATGGTTCTAAATCTGTAAAATTTGGTTCATCAGCAGAAATATTTCCATTTGGATTGGATCCAGTAGATCCATTGGAAATACAAACATAAACTTTAAATTCTTTGTTTATAACATAATAATTTGATGCATAGAGATTTGATACGTTAGTATTTTTAGATTTATTTTCATAACTAACATCATCTCTATAAAAATCGTACCTTGTATTTGGTTCCCAAGTAACTTTTCTAATAACTCTACGAATATTATCCGCAGTAATTTTTTTACCATAGAGAATGGTATCTCCTACATGATAATTATTAGAAAAATTATCTATAGGTGCTGGTGTCTGTCCTGAAGAATTCCAATTCCAATCTCTACCAAAGAGTTTTGTATTCTCC